TCCCGGCGACACCCACGAGGTCGGCGTGCTGGCCTGCTCCAGCTGCCAGCCGGTCATCTGGACGGTGGTCGTCGCGGTGGTGGCGGCCGCGGTGGCGAGGCTGACGATGCCGAACGCGGCCCCGGAAGGCGCGGTGCCGCTGACGGGCAGCCGGGACCAGGTCGTGGTGGCGGACACGATGGTGCCGCTGCTGCGGGAGAGAAGGTTGCCGTTCAGGTCGTACCAGCCGATGCGTGGCGTGACGGCGAGGCTGGTCATGCCGCCCGTGGCGAGCTGGACGTCCAGACCGAACGAGTACGCGAGGCCCGGGGTGACCGTGGTGCCCTCGCAGTCGTGGCTGGTCCAGGGCTGGACATCGCCCCACAGACCGAACGCCGCTCCGGACGCCACCCCGGAGGCCAGCGTCCAGGTCTGCGCGGTGGTCAGCCCGGACGGGGAGGCGGGTAGGCCGCTCGTCGTGCCGGTGCTGCCCGTCGAGGCGGACATGCTGGAGGTGCTGGTGCCGTAGGCGACCCACGGGTACAGCAGGTTCTGGGTCGGGTTGACCTGAAGGACCAGGCGGCAGCGCCGGTACGGCACGACATGCGGGTAGAAGAACGAGCTGGTGTTGTCCGGGTCGAACGCGCCGTCCAAGTTGTCGAGGGTGAAGTCGACCTTTCCGGACTGGACGGCGTCCAGCTCGTACTGGCGGCCCGACAGCTGCGCCTTCCAGCTGCCTCGCAGCCGGCCGCCGAGGTTGTACCAGTGGTTCGGTGACGAGACGTTGCCGCCGGCGTTCCACGCCACCTCCAGCAGCACGCGTGGCCACGAGCTGATGAGGGGGCCGTCGGGCGCGAATCCGGTCGGTGTCGTCACAGCGACCCCCTTCTCATGTCAGCCGCGGGCCAGAGACAGGCCGTTGGTCAGGTTGCGGCGGTCGTGCTGCAGCGCCTTGCGCTGCACGTGCTTGAAGAGCACGTCACCATCGAGCTGGATGACGGTGGTGTTCTCGAGGACCTGTGCCTGCCCGGAGCCAGTACCGGCGGCGTAGCCGGCCGCCGAGAACCCGCCGGCGGTGCCGATGCCGACGGTGTGAGCGGACAGGGATCCGGCGAGCGCGCGGACCGCGCGGTGTGCGAGGTGGCCGTGGTCGAGGACGCCCTTGGCGATGCCCTCGGGGATCGCCATACCGACGTGATCGGCGAACACCCGCGACGGCGAGTTGATGCCCAGGAAGCTCTTGGCGGCGCCGAGCGCGTCCGAGGCGAGCCCCTTGAGGCTGTCGAAGAGGCCACCCGCGGCGTTCTCGACGCCGCTGATGATCCCGTGGACGATGGACGAGCCGATCGACAGGAACATCGAGCCGATGTTCTTCACCGCGTTCCACGCACGGTGCAGGCCATCGCTTATGGCGTTGGCGATGCGTCCGACGGTGCTGGTGATGGTGTGCCAGGCACTCGTCAGCGGGTTGATCATCGCGGTCTTGATCGCGTTCCACACGGTGGAGGCCACCGATGCGATCCCGTGCCACGCCGAGGACAGCCAGCCGGAGACGGTGTGCCACAGGCCCTTCAGCCAGTTCCAGACGGCTTGCATCGGGCGGACGATGACGATCTGGATGCCCTTCCAGGCGTCCTCGGCGGCCGTCTTGATCACGTCCCAGGCACCCTTGAGGAACGACTTGATCGCGTTCCACACAGCGTGCACCACGGCCATGATCTGTTTGTGGAAGTGGTTCCAGATCGCCACGATGATCGCCACGAACGGCAGGAAGATCACGAGCAGGAGCGGCCACCATTTCTTGAAGAACCCGGTGATCGCGTTCCATACGACGCTGGTGACCGCCTGGATCATGTGCCAGGTGCGGACGATCGGGTCGGCCACCGCGTGCCAGGCCGAGGTGAAGAACGACGCGATTCCGTGCCACGCGGAAGCGACAGCCGAACTGATCGCATGCCAGACATCCTTGGCCGCGTTCTCCACCCAATGCCAGGCATCGACGAGGGCATGCCCGACCGTCTCGGCAACGGACTTAATGGCGTTCCAGACGGTCTTCCAGTGGAGCGCCAGCATCACGATCGCCGCGATCAGCGCCATGACACCGACGACGATCCACACGACCGGGTTGGCCAGCGCCGCGGCGGTGAAGTTCCACATCGCCACGGCGGCCGCGGCGAGAGCGACAACAAGCGCCCCACCAATGACGATCGCCACGCCTTCCGCGATCTTCTTGTGCTTCGTCAGCCAGGTCACCGTCTCGGAGATGACGCCCATGATCTTGGTGGCCACCGGAAGCAGCGCCTGCCCGATCTGGATCGTCATCGCCTGCAGGCCGGCCTTGGCCTCGGCGAGCTTCTGGTTCAGGGTCTTCTGGACGTCCGACCAGCCCTCAACCGACTTCCCGCCGTCCTTCACGTGCTTGGCGATGGTCGCGGTGTTGTTCTGGAAGTCCTTCATGTGCGGGCCGGTCAGCTGCAAAGCGGCCTGCATGGACTTGGTGCCGCCGACCATCGTCGCCAGGGCGCCGACGTAGGTCTGCTGCGCGGGGGGCAGGTTGGCCAGCACCTTCTGGAAGTCGTTGGACGACTTGGCGGCCTTCTGTAGATGTTCGATCAGGACCGTGCCCGCGGGGCCCATCTTCGACTGGATGGCGCTGGTCAGCATGTTCAGCGTGGAGGCGAGGCCGTGCGTGCCGAGGTTCTGGCTGACCTTGATCGCCGACAGGCCGAGGGACTGCATCTCCTGCGCGGCCTTGCCGGACGGGTTGGACAGCTGGCCGATCGTCTGCCGCAGGTAGGTCGCGGCGACGGCGGCCGGGGTGCCCTGCGCGGTCATGGTGGCCATCGCGCCCAAGACCTCGTTGAGGCCGACGTGCGCGGCCGCCGACACCGGCAGGATGCTGCTCATGCTGCCCGCGAGGGCCTCGAGGTTGGTCTTGCCCTGGCCTTCTGTCGCGATCAGCGCGTTCATCGCCTGCGTGGCCTGCGACGAGCTCATCTTGTAGGCGTTCATCGCGGTCGTGAGCGCGTCGCTGGTGGTGCCGAGGTCAGCGGCGCCGACCTTCGCGCCCATCGCGGCGACCTTGAGCACGTTCAAGGCGTTCGCGCCGTGGAAGCCGGCCGACTCCACCAGGTACAGGCCGGAGGTGAGCTGCTGGGTGGACTGACCGACCTGCCCGGCCATCGCCAGGACCCCGTCACCGACGAGCTTCATGTTCCCGGCGGCCTCGCCCGCACCCGTGCGGACGCGGGTCATCTGAGTATCGAAGTCGGCGGCCATCTTCACCGCGCCGACCGCGGCGCCAGCCGCGGCGACCCCGATACCCATCAGCGCGGCCTTGCTGACCCGGCCGAACCGGGCGAACGAGCCCTCGCTTTCGTCAGCCGTGCGACGGGTCTCGCGGCGCACGTCTGCCATCGCCATCTTCACGCCGGCGGACTTGCCGAGGAACTCCACGAACACCGGGGGCAGACCGCCCATGCGGATCACCCCCGTCCCTCTGTTCAGTTAGTGGACTGCGCGGCCCCAGGTCTCCAGGAAGATCCGCGACATCTCGGGTTCCACCGCCCGGACGCCGGGCTCGAAGTAGGGGAACTTGCCCTCGTTGCGCTTCTTGTAGAGGTTGCGGACGCCGCCGCCGACCCCGACACCGCCCTGGAAGCCCTCGAGCGTGCGGCGCGGCCGGCGCACGCCGCCGACCCCACGGCGGAGCGTTCCGGTCAACTTGCCGGGGCCGCCGCCCTTGGAGACGTGGTGCGGGGTGAGGTCCAGGTTCACGGCGTCCCCGGTGCGGGACGATTTGCCGCGGTGGTCCCAGCGTGGGCGTCCCCGGATGTTGGAGCGGATCGCCTTCTTCGCCGCAGCCTGCGTGGCTTTCAGGGCGGTGATGGTGGCCTTGTCGACGTCGTGGCTCATCCGCTCCAGCGCCGCCTCGAGCTCCCTGATGCCGACGACGCGGATCTGCACGTCAGCCATTGGCCGCCTCCCGTTCCTTGTTGGCACGGGCCTGGGCCACCGTGTTGTCGACGGCGAGGATCCAGTCGAGTCGCTCGGCCGGCAGGTCCATCCAGGTGTCCGGTGGTCCGACGACCTGGCACAGCTGCCAGTCGCGGAACGCGTCCATCGGCAGCTGGTGGGCGGGGTAGTCGAACTTGCCCTCTATCGCTACGCGGAGGCGGTAGAGGGCGTGGTAGGGCTTTCCTTGTCCTGGCTGGGGCCGAAGTCCGTGCCCTCGAGGGCGCCCTCGGCGCACAGCTCCTTCAGCCGGTCGTAGGCCGGGCCGGGCAGGTCCAGTAGGGCCTCCATGCTCACCGGGGCCTCGTAGGACCAGCCGACGACGCGGGCGACGATCAGCCGGTCGTTCAGCTCGTCGAGGAGCCCTGCGGCCTCGTCGCCCATCTGTGAGGCCATCTGCGCGGCCTCTGCCTCGCCGATGCCCTTGAGAGCGTCGACGCCCTTCTTCGACGCCTCAGCGACGACGCCGGCGAACGCCGGATCGCGAGCCAGCTTCATCTGGATCGCGCGGACCGGACGCCGCAGCCGCTCGGGGACCTCCGCCTGGTCCCGAAGATCAGCCCAGGCGGCGCCGGGCAGGTTCTCACGCTTGATCGTCACTTGTACGTCCCGGAGGCCATCGCGTTCGTCAGGGTCACCTTGATCGGGCTGTAGCCGCCGCTCGCGCCGATGTCGGTCGTGTTGCCGTAGGTCTTCACCGTCACCGGCATTTCGATGTAGTCCTTGCCGTAGTTCGGCGTGCCCTCGCTGTACACCGCGGACGTGCAGTGAAGTTGCAGGCCGGTAGCGGTCGCGCCGGTACCTGCGCTGAAGCTGACGTCGAGGGACTGCGCAGTGGAGTTCTGGAAGATCGTCCTCTGCGACGTGTCCTCCATGACGAGGGTGAGCTTCCCCTCGACGCTGACGTCGCCCGACCAGATCGCATACGGGTTCTGCGAGCCGTTTGCGCCGCGGATCGCGGTGACCGCCCGCTTGATGGTCAGCTCGCCATCCTGCACGAACGTGGTCACGCCTGCGATCTTCGTCAGGGTCGTCCAGTTCGCGACCGGCTTCACCGCGGTGTTCGACACCGTCGGCGTCGTCCCGGTCACATAGGTCCAGCCGGTGGCCTTCGCCGAGTACTCGAACAGCCCGTCCGCGTTCCACTTGAAGCCGAGCTCCGACAGCTGCTCGCCCGGGTACTGCCACGTCCCCAGCGGATCGAAGATCGTGTACGTCTGGCCGGGGGGCTGCGTGTCGCCCGTGTTGAGCGTCGAGAACGTCGTGGTGTACGGCGCGGACGCGCCGGTGACCGTGACGTCCGGCAGTAGCGACACCAGCGGGAACCCGATGCTGTCGGCGAACACATCGCCGCCGAAGTCGAGCGTGGAGCCCTTCTGACCCTGGACGATGCCGAAGCTCTCGACGGCGGCGCCGCGCTGGCCCTTGTCGTCGATCAGCTGCACGTCGTCCTTCGGCGTGAGCGTCTTCCACGGGATCCACATCGTGGGCGCGACCGCTGTGCCCTTCGTGGTCTCCTTGGCGACGCCGAGCGCCGCGAGATGGGACGGCTTAGGCATCGCTGCCCTCCTTCTCCGGCGCGGCGCCGGCCTTCTTGGCGGTCTTCACCGCGGCGGCCTCCCATCGGCCGTCAGCGGGGTCCTCGTCGAGGTCGTAGGTCTGGCCCGGCTCGGGAGTGAGGCCGAGCCGCGGGTAGTACCGGCCTTCGTCGCCGGTGTAGGTGAAACTGGGCACGGGCCCGCTCCTCACAGGGTCTTCAGGCAGTCGATGCCGATGTCGATCGAGGTATGGCGGCCGATGGTCTGGCCGGACTGGTCCTTCGCCCACCCCGTCTCGTGGGTGACCGCGGCAGGTCGGGCCCGGTCGACGGCTCCGCCGAGGGATGGATCGGAGCGGACAAGAGCGATGACCAGGTCGGCGAGGGCGCGGGCACGGGCGAAGGTCACGGTTGAGTCGTCGGTGCCGCGGACCACCTGGATTTCGACCGTGATCGTGTAGTCCTCGCGCAGCCAGTGCGAGCCGCCGGAACCCACGTTCGATTCGGGGCTGTAGGTCTGGTGGACGTCGCCGACGGAAACGACGTCCTCCGGGATGTCGGTGCTCGGTCCGTCCATGCACACCAGCAGCGAGGCGTTGGCATCGGTCGTATCTGCCGTCAGGAGGGCCTGCAGCTGCGTGAACAGGTATGAGCGGGCTGCGGGGATCGACGAGGCCGGGATCTGGTTGATGGGTGTGGTCATCAGGCGATCCCCGGAGGCCGGCGGTACGGGGCCCACAACTCGACGACACGGTCCGGCAGGGCGAAGCCCATCGGCACGCCCATCGCCTCGCCGTCCATGCCGGCGCCCTTCCAGGACCGGCTGGCCGCCTGCTGGGTCTGCTGCCACAGGTGCCGGATCAGCTCGAGCGCGCCGAGCCGCACCGTGTATGGCACCGCTCCGGCCCGACCGGCGGTGTACACGATCTTGACGTTTTTGCTGCCGATCGCGAACATCGCAGCCTGGCCGCCGAAGGTGCGCCGGGTGATCTGTCCGCTCGTGTAGTCGGCTGTGAAGGCGAACGCGTTCATCTGGCTGCCGAGCTGCTGCTCGGTCAGCGGGAACGCGCTCAGCCCGTAGTACTCGGTGGCCGACTGGATCGACGCGAGCGGCAGCCAGTCGGGCGAGATCGTGTTCACGCCGCCGTCGAAGAACTGGGTGTGCTGCTCGGGCAGGAACGGCCCGCACACGTCCCGGGCCTGGTCGGCGGCCGCGAGGATGAAGCCCTGCAGCTCGTCGTCCTGCCGGTTGTCCGTCAGGCTCATGTTGAGGTGCTTCTTCACCGATGCCAGGTCGACGAGCTGCTCGACGCCCATCGCCCGGACGGTGAACTGGCCCTCGGATGCCCAATTCACGCCGGTTCCATTTGCCGTCCACCGGTACAGCCAGATCCCGGCCGTGGCCACGGAAGGCACCACCGCGGCGTACCCGCCCGAGCCGGTCGACGCCGCGGACGGCATGGTGACGGTGCCGTTGGGGTCGGTCACGGTCAGGGTGACCGACAGGGTGCCGGTGGCGGGGTTGCCGTTGTCGTCGAGGACCGTCGCGGTGACGCCGACGTCCTGGCCCACGTAGTAGATCGTCTGGTTCTGCGCCACGGGCCACCCCCTGTCTGGTCAGCGGTATCGGCGGTGATGCCGGTGTGTAGAGCCGTGCCGGTGGGCGTGGTGCGCCGTCCGGTGCTCGTGGGCGGCGTGCCGGTGCACGTGGTGGTGGACCGTGCGGTGCCGCCGTAGGCGGTGAAGGTGGTGGGCGCGGTGGGCGCGGAGCGTGTGCCGGTGCGCCGCCTTGTGCTGGTGACGAGCCAGCCGCCGGGCGTGGTGCGCCTGGTGCCGCGCGTGCTGCCGGTGGTGCTTGAGCGTGCGGAAGCCGTGCGCCTTGTGCCGGCGGTGCACGATCCGGCGGCTCAGCCGCTTCGCGCGCCGAAGGTGCTTGAGGTGCTTGCCCTTCGGATGGTGCTTCACGTGCTTCAGGTGGTTCCCCTGCACGTGGTGACGCTTCTTGTGGTGGGCCCGCTTGTGGTGGTGGCTGTGCGCCGCACGGCGCCGCAACTGGTGGGCGTGGTGGGCGGCATGCCTCCGCGGCCGGTGCGCTCGATGCTGCGACCGCACCCGCCGCAGATGCCGCTGCAGCTCACCCGACACGGCGCGACTACTTGGCGGCCGGCGGGACGGCCTTCTCCGGCGCAGCAGCCGCCCGGGTGGTGCGCTTCGAGTCGCCGAGGACCTCGTCGAGCCGCTGCCCGACCGCGTGGATATCGGCGACCGCCGTGGTCGGCACCTCCTCACCGGTCGCGGTCTTGACGGTCTTCGGGTCGACGAGGCCGCGCAGTTCGGCGATGGCCTTGCGGGCTTCCGGCGCGATGGCCTCCAGCTCGTTACGGACCTGCTTCTCCAGATCCTTCGCGCCGGTGCGGGCCGCGGTCTCCAGCTCGTCAAGCAGGCCCTTGGCGTAGTTGATGGGGTTCATGGGTGTGTGCCCTTTCTCAGGTAGCGGCGAGCACGGAGAACGTGAATGACGGCGTCGTGCCGGTGATCGCCCAAGCGATCTGCATGTACAGGCCCTTGACCTGCAGCTGTTTGACGACGGTCCCAGCCGCGGTGATCGCGGCAAAGCTGTCCGGGGTGCCGTCCGGCGCGCCGAAGTTGACGCCGTCGTCGGACCAGGTCACCGACAGCGTCATCGACGGCGAAGTACCAGAGACCGCCGAGACGTTGACCTCGAGGTCGACGGCCTGCCCACCGGACAGCACCACAGGACCCGAGTTGCCGGACGCGGTGCGCGCCGCGGACGGCACGAGAGTGAACGGGCCAGAGACCACGGCGGCCGCTCCTTCCGGTGAGGCGTGGCGGGAGCCCCCCTCGGACTCCCGCCACGCGAACGGATCAGAACGCCGGGGTCACGGCGCCGGTGCCCGTGATCGTGGCGATCGACTGCGGGTACCGGCCGGCCTGGAAGCTGCCGTAGTTGTACAGACGGCACAGGACGCTCATGTTCTGCGCGTAGGTCTGCTCGAAGGTCTCCGCCCGCGGCGAGCCCTCCCACATGTACACGTCGGACATGCGCGCCACGATGATGACGTCCTGGTTGGTGCCCGCTCCCAGGTTGGTGGGCAGCTGCGGGTCCACGTACACCGGCAGGCCAAGCATGCGACCGACCCGGCCCTGCGGGATCTGCGCGTCCGCGTTACCGACCACGTTGAACGGGCCGCCGGCCTCCGGCACGACCAGCGGGCGGCCGTTGCCGTCCGACTGGGACTCGCACCACGCCCACCGGCGCGGGTGCATGATGATCGCGTCCGGCGGCAGGAACCGCGTCGTGTGGATGGACTGGATCGCCGAGGCGATCTTCGCGTACAGGCCGCCCGCGCCGCCGAGCGCCGGGGTGGCCTGCGTCCACGTCACCGCGGTCGTACCGGCCAGCGTCAGCACGCCGGTGACCTGGCCCGAGGATCCGGAGCCGTTGATGGCCTGCAGCGACCACTTCGCGGCGTAGTCCGCCGCCAGGTCCGCGAGGATCAGATCGTCGATGTTCAACGGGCTTTGCTCGATCAGCTGGAGGCTGACGGTCTGGCCACCGGCGATCGTCACGACCGAGCTGGCGATCGAACCGGTCGTCGCGTCGGTCTGCTGAATGCCCGTGTTCTGGCCGTTCATCACCGCAACGGCCGTACCGGTCAGCATCTTCGGGATGTTGATGCTGTCGGTTCCGGGCGGGACGTCGCCCGGCACGCACAGGTCGACGAAGATGCGGCCCGGGCGGACGACCTTGACCCACTCCTCCTCCAGCCACAGGGGCGGCACCCACTCGCCGCCGACGCCGTTGGCGGTGGAGATGGCGCGCTTCTCGGCGACCATCTTGTTGTTGCGGTCCAGGCGCTGGACGGCGTCGCGGTCGCCCTTCTGCCGGGCCAGCCACAGGTCCTTGAAGAAGCTGCGGCCACCCATGCCAGACCGGTAGATCTCCGGCTCGTTCACCTCGGTGCCCTGCGCGGCACGGCGCTGCTCCGGCACCGGCGGCGCGTACCGCTTGGCGACCTCGGCCGCCTTATCGTCGGCGACGATCTGCGCGTCGAGCTCGGCGATCCGCTCGTCGATCGCGCGGATCTCGCTCTCGCCCTGCTCGAACTTGCTCTTCTCGTCCTCCGTCAGCGCGCTGCGCTTCTCGGAGTGAACGGTCTCCAGGATGCCGTCGAGGTTCTTCCTCAGCTCGGCACGCTGCTCCTGGAGGCCCTGGATGATCGCCCGCTTATCCACGGGTGGCCTCTCTTCTGGTCGTTGGGGTGGCGTGCCTGCCGTCGTGACGGGTGGTGGCCCGGGTGGTGCCCCTTGGTGCACGGGGTCCGGCGCGGGCTCCGGCGCGTGGCCGGGCAGGCGAAAGACCCGGACACCGCCCTGCGGCTCCGGGTGGTCTATGGGGTGCGACTACAGGGCGGCCAGGCGGCTGCGGAACTCGTACAGCTCCAGGTCGGCCGCGTTCTCCTGCGGTTCGCCGCCCTCGGCCGCCTCCCCGGCGGCCTCTTCCGCAAGGTCCGGGTTCGGGACGCCGAGGACCTCGGCCAGCAGCGGCTGGGCGACGTCGACCGCGCCGTCCGCGGCCGAGACGAGCTGCAGGACCTGAGCGAGGGTCTTGGCGACCTCCGGGGAGAAGCCGTCGGCGCGCAGCTGGCGCGCGCGCTGCATCGCCAGGGCCGGGAAGGCGCTGCGCGCGAGGTTCGCAGCCTGGCGTGCGCGCAGGTCGACCGTGCCGCCGGTGTGCGGATTCGCCCCGTAGTTGACGATCGACACGTCACCGTGGTCGATGCCGACCTCGAGGATGTCCCGCTGCTCGTAGTCCGGAGACCACACCTGGCGCGTCACCCAGAAGGCGAAGCTCATCTCATCGAGCTCGCCGCCGTCGATGCCGGAGCGCACGATCTGCACGTCCGACCGGTTCGGGTCGAGGTCGGCCTCCGTGTACAGCCCGGTGTCGTCCTCCGACAGCCGCAGCGTGCCCGGCTTCGTGCGCGCCATGGTCGGCCCGCCGTGGTTCAGCAGGAACGCCACGTCCGGGGACTCGCTGAGCGTCTTCTTGAAGGCGCCGGCGCGGACCACTTCGGTGTACGGGCCGAGCCAGTCCTGCATCTCGTAAGGCTGCTCGGTCACGGAGGCATAGCCGGTGAACAGCAGGCGCGTACCGCCGGTGCCGTCCGGCTTCTCGCGGATCTCGACGCCCTGGAACGGCATGTCCAGGGCGTGGACCTTCACCGCGTCCAGGTACAGCGCTCGGGCGGCCTGGTCGATGCCGTCGAGGAACCGCTGTTCGTGCTGGCTGAGGGTGCCTTTCATCTACGGCTCCTGTCCTGACTCGGCGTCGCTCTTCGCGGACTTCGCGCCCGGGTCGTCGGTCGGGGTGTCGGTATGCGCCGAGTTCAGCGGCGCATATGGGTCGGCGCCCTTGCCGTCGGGCAGCGGCGCGAGATTCTCCAGGGCCCGGATCTCGTCGATCGTCATCAGCGCGCCGTTGCGGGCCTGCGTGTAGACGGCGTACCGGCCGGCGGTGTCGGTGCGCAGCAGCGCGTCGTGGTTGAAGCGCGCGACCTGCGGCTTCGGGAGCATCGCGCTCCAGGAGTCCTCGAA